ACCATTGGTTAATGCCACTGTTTCGTCATCTACGAGGTAGGCAATGCTGCCCACATCATCTTGTTCAATCAGGTCAGCAGCAGCAGAATTGTTAAATTTGAAGATGCCCTCACGCACCAGAACAGATAAGTCACCATCTGCCCCGCCCGTGTTATCCATACTTTCTTCAATCCGCCCAACACACACTAAGCCTGTTGCAGTTGAAGCCGCTTCAGCGTAGCCCGCATTGAGAACACCAACACCACCCGCCCAACAAACGGCATCGGCAGCCATAGGATATGAATGAACCCCACCGCGCATTTCTTTTGTGTCACGTTCAGCAACTAAGGCCATTGTTAAATCCGCCCTTTGTCGAACTCAGCTTCAGTTAAGCCCAGTGCTTTGCACGCAGCTTGTTCTTCAGGTGTGAGTTTTGGTGTGCCGTTGGTTTCGGGAGCTTTACCATCGGTTTGTGTGCCAGATAAGGCAGCGATTGGAGCGGCTGCACTTAAAAAAGCGGTGAGCGTAGCGGTATCCGTTTTTGCAGCCCAGTCACGCAGCTCTGGGGTAGGGAGCTTTGCAGCATTGGCAGCAATGAGCGCAGAGCGATTAGTTTGCTCTTGGGCTTGAATGAAGCTGTCGAATTTTGCCGATAAAGCAGCTAACCCTTGTTGCACATCTGTGTTTTCAGGGGGGGCAGCCGTTTTTTGTTGCAGAGTGGCAATCGCCACTTCAATTTGCTGTTCAGTTGCATTGGCTGGCAAACCGAGCATTGCTAAAGTCTCTGGTTTCACGGGTGGCGTGTCCTCTTGAATAGTTTCACCAAATCGTGCAGCAGCAGCGGCAGCAACCCCCAACATGCCATCAAGGGCAGGGTCGTTGGTTAAACCAATGTGCAGCAGATTGATAACCTCACCGGTATCTGGCAGGTATTGAAAGACGGGGGAGATATATCGGTATTCGTCGCCATCAATGTGTGTTTTGGCGGCAGCAGTCCATTTAGGTGCAAGAGCAAATAAGCCATCAGCACGCCATTCAAAACTGGTAGGACGTAACCAACCCGCAGCGGGTGCAGGTTTACCATTGGTAGCCGCCGCTAAAATTTGATGTTCGTAATCGATTAAGTAGTCGTTTTTACGTTGGGCGAGGGTTGCCAACAGCTTTTGAGGGTTAAGCACTTGCCAACCAGCAATCCCTTCTGGTCGTCCGTCGCTGGCTCGAAACAAACCAGACGGCAACACCTGAAAGGCATTGTCAGCTTGAATAATGGAACAGATTGCTACACCGATATTCGTTTTCATGGGTGCATGATGCACCTGTGTAGCAAATCAGCCTGATGGAATTAATTCTTAAATTTTGCCTGTGAGAGCGTTAGGCAGAAAGGGGAGGGTAAAATAAGAGGTGTAAAGCAGTCTTAAACGCGCTTCAATCGCTTTATAAAGCGGCTGTTTGTGAATTCATAAGCAATGGTAGCACATCGCTTGTTAAACGCGCAGAGAAGGCGTTTTTTTGGTTATAAAAAAACCGCATGGTTTTAGCCATACGGTTGGTTTATCTTTACCAGCCACAAGACCTTCTTAATGCACCAATGGCCTTGTCCAATCCAGAGATGTCAAATGTCACAGTGACAGGGTTAGCACCATAGGGCGTGACTTGAGTTAGAAGTTTGTTATGTCCTAGCATGGACTTGATGAAGGGGATGCTCTGACCACCGCCAAAATAGCCTAACGCCTTATGGTCTGAGGAGACATCAAAACGCTTAGTGACAGCTTTTTGCTCATCTATACGATAAGTCATATTGATATTTCTGGTACTTAGAAACACATCCCAATCGATATAAAACGCTGTTGTATTCTCAGCACAACGCAAATGCAAAGATGCGCGAGTAGGCTTATTAAGTGTGCCTGCAAATACCTCATTAGCCTGAACAGCCATATAAACACTCAAAGTATCATCCAAGGATGATTTTTTAGTGCTGAAGTTCCAACGCTTCATCGCAGTATTGATTAAACGCTGTTCCTCTGCATTGGCCTGTTGTTCTTTTTGTTTTTGTTCAAGCTTAGCTATTTGTGTTTGATAGCCTTGTTCGTCTGGATATGCCTTTGCTAATTCTCTTAGTGTTTTTAGCTTTTGAATGATATTGGTTTGTGCTGCGACATCAGCTTCCATCACCATACGTTTTACCGACTCATCAAAATCTTGATAACGCCCACCTGTTTGACGAACTTCTTGATACTTGCCTGCTGCTAATGACTGTTCAAGTTCTTTGATTACCTGCTCACGATTAGCTTCAAAGTATTCTTTATTTTCTTTTACTAGGGCGGCAATGCGCTGATTAGGTGTTGGCTCACTAGGTTTAGCAGTCGCTGTTTGCGGTGGTGATGGTTTTTGATCTGCTGGTGGCGCAAGAAAAACACCAAGCCCAATGAGACCTAAGAAACCAAGACCTAATATCATCAAAATAGTTTTGATTACCTTCACTTATATCCTCCTTTGTTAGTCGATTTCTTAATCAATAATCCCACAATGGGGTATATAGTGCCGCCCACACCGACGGCACACAAAAACCTTATCCCCTTCTAAACTAACCCTGACGAATTTCCAACGATGTCCTATCAGCCAGCAAAAGCTTAATTTCATCTTACCCGACATAAATGCTCCCTAAGCCTGACTCCTATCACGCCTATGGCTTTTTTCCATTTTCCATCGCTTGCCTCGCTAAATCTTTTGCAAGCTTCTCACGTTCTGCCGCCTGTTCCATTTCCCGCACCATCATTTTAATAATGTCTTGCTGAGTCTCGTTAAATTTAGAGACACGGGCATCTAGGCTGTCTTCAGCAGGCATAGGTCTATCTTGTACCTGATTCAAATTAGAGCTTGGAACACCTGTAACAATGAACTGAATATCAAATCCTAATGACACAAGCTTAGCCAGCTTATCAAATGGAATAGAGCTACCTTTTTCCCATCTATAAATTGCTTGTCTTGTTACATCACAGACCTCAGCAATTTTTTCTTGAGATATTCCGAGTCTATCCCTCTCTTTTTTAAAGTTATTTTCCATAAAACAGTGAAGCAGTTGCATGAAACTAAAGATTGCATGCGATTTTATGTTGCATGCAACACATAGTTGCGCTATTCTTACCCCGTAACCAGACGTAACCAGACGTAACCATAGAGCAAAAAAAGGCCGAAGATGAAATGAAATCAGAGCTTCAGACCATTTTGGTGAAACTAAACCAACACGGTTATAGCCAAGCTGAACTAGCACGCGAGCTAAATTGCACGACTCGCACTGTGAACCACGCCCTGAGCTATTGGGTTGGGCGTGAAAACTACGTGTCATCACCACGGAGTGCAGCGTTGCGAGTCTTGCTAAAAGCCAGTGCCATCCTCGGAGAACCTGTTACACCGGCTATAAACAGTGTGTTTAAACCAAACTAAGGCGGCGTAACCATTCCGCCTATTTTTCTAAAAGGTATTTCAATTATGACACAGTCCACCGACACAATCACTCGTTCAATTCGTTTTCCTCTCCCCATGATGGCGGACATCAAAGCACGGGCTGAAGCCAACAAACGCTCAGTGCAAGATGAAGTTATCTTCTTATTAGAACAAGTGCTTGACTCGCAAACGCCCCCCTCTGGCAACGCTACTTCTGCACCACCTTCACCACCTAATGTATCCGAAAAAAACCAAGCGGCTGACCACCTGTTAACTATGGGCAGCAACATGATAACCACTGCACTTGAATTACTAAAAAGCGGTAAAAACACCCTCGCCGGATTGGCTTAAACAGGACAACGCTATGACCGTAGAACACTTGATTGGCGTGCTGTTCCTCCGATGGCTAAAGCAGTGGCGGCGGTCATGGCGGCGACAGGAGAAGGAAAGTAAAGCATGAAGGTGCTGATTTTCATGAGTGCATATATCCACACACTGCTATGTCCGCTAGACGCGACACCACTGCCAGCCTACCAATATGTTTACCGGCTGCCAGTGGGCACACAAACAGTGGTTTGGGTAAGCACCAAACGCGGCAAACCAAACCGGTTTCAGTGCGTTTACGTTACACGCGGCGACGAGCTAAAAGCAGATTTAGAAGATACGGGAAAGGAAAAGAAATCATGAGCATTCAAAGAGTATCCGACCAACCTTTGATCAAACGTGTTTTTATCAACCACATCGTTGATGAAGTCGATACAACAAGCTTAGACCCTGCGCTTGTTGAAGCAACAGCGCAAGCAATCATCGTAATGGATGGTCAATTGCCGCAACCCCTCGTTCTGCGCTTCATCGGCATAGACGATAACTTCAACAACCAATACAAAATGTTAGTGGACAACCCTCTGGCATTGGCGGCAGCAAAACGCGCATACCAACTTAATCGTGATTGCCAAAATGTTGAGGCTTATGTACTGCGCGAAGACGCTGAAGAAGAAGCCTATTTCAACCTTTTAAAGTGCTTTGAACAGCCTGCGCCCCAACCACAAGCCCAGAAAAAACTTGATCTTTTGCATGAAGAATATGTCAACGAATTAGTAGCCGCGATTGGGTACGGCTCAGAACTGCTAGTTCATCGTAAAGAAATTCAAACGCTTCAATGTGAAATGCAGAATCTCAAAAAAGCGTTTTTGCGACTCAACCCCGAACAAGCTGGAGTGTAAGCGAATGAACACTAACGACATTAGCCCCCGCTTAACCGCAGTAGAACAACAACTCAAAACCATCAGTGATACCCGCTTAACAGCGCTGGAACTACTGATTAAAGAGATGAATACCCGATTCCGTCTAGCTGATCTGATTGAAGACTGTGACATGGTGTTCAGCCGTGCGCGTGGTCACGAAGACATGGGCGAATTTGACCAAGCCATTGAACACCTGCACCAAAAGCAAGCCGAAATCGCTGCAAAAATTAGCGAGTTAGAGCAAGAACACGCGCAAGCAAAAGCACTTAAAAAAGTGATGGCACAGGGCTAACACCATGAACCCCTACTATGACCCTTTTAATAATGTGTTTCGTGGCCTTGCCCAGCATGTCCGTATTGCTCAAGCCCAACATGCCGAACTACGCCCCATGCTGCAAGTTCGGCACATACAAGGTGCAATCAAAATTGAAGTTAATGACTACACCCTTGACGGTCAATGCTTGTTGGAAGTTGAACACAGCGTAACGGTCACACGCGAATCAGTACGCCAAACATGGCAAGCGATATATACCGCCTTGCGCAAACATCAGGCTTGCTTTTACAAAGTGCTGATCGGCGAAATTGTAGAGGCGGTAGCGTTTGCACCTATACCGCTCCCCATCGAATCACGCCTAGTCATCATTAAGAAGCTGAAGCAAGCAGTGCCGAAACAAGAGGAATGCAGCTATGCAAACTGAGCAAACAGCTAATACCGCCCAACTCCGCGTGCTGGAAGTGCAGCAATTGCTGATTAAGTCAGAAGATAAGCCGTTAAAACTGGCCGATATTGCGGGTGTACTGCAAAAACCAGAGGCAACCGTGTTACGAGACTTGCGAGCGTTAAGAGTCGCCGGTTGGGCGTTGCAAACCAATGACGGCTACTGGCGAGCCGGTGTGGCTTGGGAGCAAGCGCGACGCGCTGCAATTGAGCAAGCCAAACAAGAATTACGTCAAATGATTGACAGCTTATAAGGACTAAGGACATGACAGACGAAACCCAAAGCAAACGCGGTCGCAAAACCAAGGCCGAATTAGCCGCTGAGACAGAGTTAAACGCTGAAGAAACGCAAGTCTTGGCAAAGATGGAGGAGCGAGCCTTGGCAGCGGCAGCATTGGCAAATGAGCAACAAGCTGAACGTGATATGGCTAACCGCCTATTGGGGAGAATCCAATTAGGGCAAGGTATTCAAAAAATGGTAACTGTTACCAATTTAACAGACCTTAAGCAAATTAAAGAATCTAAAGCTTACAAGCACTTATCAACAATTATTGATGGAAAACTGGTAACTGTTACCAGTTGGGCAGACTTTTGTCTGCATTTAGGGGTTAGCCGTGAAAAGGTTGATCAAGACCTATTAAACCTTGAAGCCTTTGGCGGCGAAGCCCTCGAATCTATGCAGCAAATGGGCTTAGGCTACCGTCAGTTGCGCGAAATTCGTCAACTGCCATCAGAAGCGCGTGAGGAAATCACCGCAGCCGTTGAGGCAGGCGACAAAGATCACTTGTTAAAAACGATGGACGATATGTCTTTGCGTCATCAGAAAGAACTAAAGAAAAGAGACGATGAAGCGGAAGCATTACGCAAACAAGTGGCAGCCGCACAAGACACTATCCAGCTTAAACAAAAACGCTTGGAAGCTGACCAAAACAAAATCGAAGAACTCACCAACCGTGTGGCAAAACATGAAATTGGCTTGAGTTACGACGAAAAAACCGCAGCCCTTGAAACCTCTATTAACACTGGTCTCAATGCGTTGCTCAATGGTCAACCTAACGCCCATAGTCTGCTGAGTCTTGTCTCAGACATTCGCAAGCTTTGGTCATTAGATAGAGATGAACCCGAAGCCCACTTACAACAACTGGCACAAAACAGCCTAGTCCGCATTGTTGCCATGTGCAAAACAGTGGCAGAAGAACGCGACTTGCTCTGGAACCCTGACGAAATCGACGACCGTCTCTATATGCCAGACCAAGACGACGAACCGCACCACGATGACATGCTCGACGGCATGACAGTACACCGTATCGAAGACTACAACGCATAAGACAACGCATCATGGACTACCAGCAAGCACTTCACGCATTGGGGCAACAATGGCAATCGTTACCACGCGGCAGCAAAGACAGCCACGTTGAAAACCTTGCTACTGCCTACGGCAAAAGCAAATCCAGCGTATATACAGCCCTTAGCGACGCAGGCTACCTGCCTAAACGTCAAGCGCGTAGTGATGCTGGTCAGTCCAAATGTGACTTAGAAACCGCGCAAACCATTGCCAACCTGCAATACCAAGGTGATCGCCAGAATGACAAAGTGTTGTTACCCCTTGGTGATGCACTAGGGATTGCCAAAACAAATGGCGTTTGCCCGCCAGACCTCAGCTTAACCACGGTGTTTAGAGTAATGAGACAGCATGGCGTACATCCCAAACAACTGCGACAAGCTACCCCACACCGTAGTCAACGCAGCCTATACCCAAACCATGTATGGATGTTTGACGTATCCGTATGCGTGTTGTTCCGTCTCAAAAACGGCAAAGGCTTGAGAGCTATGCCAAAGCAAGAGTTTTATAAAAACAAACCCGCAAATTTTGAAAAAATCGCTAACGAGCGGGTGTTGCGTTACCTAGTCATTGACCACTACACCGGCGCGTTCTTCATTCAATACTACAACGTGCCAGGTGAGAACTGGCAAAGCATGTTCGATTTTTTATGCACTGCTATGCAACGGCGGGACAACGACCCATTCTATGGTATTCCAAAAATCTTATACACCGACAAAGGCAGTGCCTTGACCGGTAACTTGCGTAACTTCTTTGAGCAAAAACTCAACATGGAAATTATCCAGCATCAAGCAGGCAATCCACGCGCTAAAGGCGCAGTAGAAAGCATGCACAACTGGATAGAGCGCAAATGGGAAGGACGGTTTGGCATGTTGGCAATCTCCAACTTGGACTATTTAAACCAAATCACTTACGACTGGACACGCGATTACAACGCCCATGCCATCTTAAAACGCACTGGATACGCTCGCTCGTCGTTATGGATGAAGATTAAACCAGAACAACTCACGCTTGCACCGCCGCTCAGCGTGTTGCAACAAGCCTTATCTAGCAAAACCCACTCGCGCACAGTGTTAGGCAAAGGCCCTAGCATCGTTTGGGAAAATCGCACCTATTACTTAGACCAATTGGTCAAGGCTGGCGCACCTATTCGGATTGGTGAACGTCTGGAATTCTGCTTTAACCCTTTGGAATATCCAGACATCTACGTGTTGACCAAAAATGCAAACGGCAAAAAAGATGCGTGGCAAGTTAACTACCAAGCCGATGAATGCGACGAAAACGGGGTCAGAATCGACGCGAAAGCCACCGTCATTGGTGAAAACCCGCAATCCGTCCCTGACACCATCACAGACATCGCTCGCAAAGCCATGAATAAACAAGCCTATGGCGTAGACACCTTGGTGGAAGTAGACAAAGCACGGAAAGACAAACAAGCCAAATTTGAAGGCATCGACCCACTGGCGGACGTGCGCGAAAACTTAAAAGACATTCCCGCATTCATGCCAAAACGCGGCGAACAAAAGGAAGTTAAACCAAGCTACACCATGCAACGCAACGCGCTCAGCTTTGCCGATGCACTGGGCTTGATCGCTCAAAAATTACAGCGTCCGATTCAACCACAGGAACGCAAACGACTCAAAACACAATGGGGAGAAAAAGGCATTACAGAAAACGACATCAACAGCATTGTTGAACACTTACAAACCACTAGCAACGTCACCGCTATTCGCAGCGCATAGGAGGTTTCAATGTTACAGGTAGCGCAATTAATAGCAGATCACGCTTTGGAAAAGCAGGTATTGGCAAAGCAGGCAGGATTAAAACCGGCGGCTTTCTCTCGCTTAATCAATCACGGCGAATTTCCTAAACGCTTAGCGAAAGACACCGTTAAAACACAGGTAAACGAGGCACTGAAAGCCGCAGGCGTTCTCGAAACATCATTACATAACGCATGGGAAGTAGTTCCACCCACAGACCATGCACAATCAGAGATAACAACAACCATGTTAGCAGGTACAGCAGGCTTAACTCAAGCAGCCTTAACTCACTTTCACTTAACACACCGGCAAGCACAACAACTGTTCCCGCGTGACTTAGACACTGAGCAATATTACCCAATTACCGGCGTTGCACGCAGTCAACACCACGAAAACAACATAGTGTTTCACAACATCGCTGACCTTATCCGTGACGTGTGTGAAGACGGCGGCTTTTTAGGCATTGCCGGAGAAGTAGGCAGTGGCAAAACCACTAGCCTTGCACATGCCATTCAGCAACTAGATGACAGCGTGGTCGTTATTGAGCCACTCGGTGCGATTTTAGACCAAGAGAACGACGCAACCCGTATCAACGTCGCCACTATCAGCAAGGCCATTGTACGTCGGTTATCCAAGGAGACACCTAAGCGAGATAAAGAAGAGCGCATGTTACAAATCCAACGCTTGCTAGAAGATGCAAGCCACGGTGAACAGCGTTTTGTGCTGGCAATTGAACACGGCGACACCTTGCACATTCAAACCCTCAAAGCACTGAAGCGGCTTTGGGAACTGAAAGGCAGCAAGGGCAAAAAGAAAGGCAAACGCTTATTGGGCATCGTGTTGGTAGGTCAGCCGGAACTGTTAGAAAAGTTAGCCACCATTGGCAAATCCGCAGCGCGTGAGGTGTACATCCGTATGAGCATGGTAGAGATCATGCCGCTGACTGAACAGCAAGTACACGAATTTTTAGACCTGAAATTCCAAGGCATCGGCAAGCCTTTAGCCGATGTATTTGAAGAGGATGCCTTTTCAGCCATCCATAAAAAGCTGACTCAACACGAGTTTTGCTATCCGCAAACCTTACAAAACTTTGTCATTCACTGCATGCACTGGGTGGCACATCACGGGGTTAATCGCGGCATCACTCACGTCGATGCTGATGTTGTGGAGGCGGTGAAATGAGTAAGCCAATGGAATTCGACAAAAAGCAGATCGCGCAAATTAAGCAACAGCTTAAAGCTGCACTTCCTGAAGACCCGAATGAGGATATGAAAGCTTATACCTCAACGATGCGAGCAACGATAGAGCTTCAACTGGATTTGTTGTATGAGCAAATTCAGCGTGACCCAACACAAGAGCATACGCTGATAAAGGGCTTTATCAACGCTTTAATCTCGCTTGAGCATCAAGTACCGAACTTTATATTCGTTAAAAAGTGCGAGGCTGAGGCGGCTGCCGCTGACATGAGTTTAAAACCTTCAAACGAGGTGTTGCACTGATGAAAACCGAAGCTTTCAGCAATGAGTGGCAAAAACAAACTGACTGGCAAGCACAGTTAGGAGGCGATAGTTTCGAGCCACTGCCGCTACTGGAAAAACAACGCTTAGTCGCTATTCGCATCGCTCAAGAGGAAAACCGCTATGGAACTGTTAACTAAACTCGCCGAAAAGTTACGGGGTCAGAAAGTGCAGCCCAAACCCATCAAATCAAGCGCTGACTTGGTATATGCGTTGGTTGAATTTGGTGACTTAGAACGGAAGCTGACAGCCATTCAGCATCAAATTGACGCTAACTATGCGCAGTTAATTCAAGAAAGGATTAATGATGCAATGCCACTGGCTCGCCGCTTAAAAGAGTTAAGCAATGGCATTGAATTATATGCTCATGAGCATCGGGAAACATTGCTTGAAGATACAGACGGCAAGACCGTTAATTTAGGTGTTGCCAAAATACAGTTCATTAAAAATCCTGATCGCGTGGTTTTCACCAAGGGGCATGACGAAGTGACCGCGATTGAAGAACTGAAAGCACTGGGCTTGCTTGAGTTTATTCAAGTAGAAGAAAAGTTGCTGAAAAACGTCATCAAAGCGAAATGGACTGAGATTAAGGACAAGGTATCAGCTTTCAAAGTGGGAGAAGGCAAGGAGCGTGTGCAAATTGTTGTTGCTGAAACTGACCTGAGTGATACGGATAAGGGGGTGGCAGCATGAATATCACCACGCTGAACACAACCCGCGAAATGATGCACATGCTAGGTTTTTCAACGGTTAAAGGGGTTACGGACTTAGCGAAAAAGCATGGTATTAAACCGAAACGTCTGAAAGACCCAAACAAAAAACTATCCGGTTTTTTATGGGATAAAGACGATTTTAAGTCCATCCAAAAAGAACAGATGCAGGGGCATCACGGCGAAACGCTGAATACAAGCAATGAAATGGCTAATTGGTTCGGCATAGAACGCTGTTCCTTTTATGACCTTGTAAGAAGACACGAACTTAAACCACGGAAAAAAATACGCATCAACGGCACTTTAACTGCCTTGTGGGATAAGCGTGATTTTGAGCAATTCAAAAAAGCACGCAAACAACGAGTGGCTGAGCAAGTACCGCCTGCTGTATTAGCACAACGCCAGATGCAACCCACACCGGAACGGGCTAGAGAAAAGCAAGGCTATAGTGCTGTTAGCTTGAACCATGAAGCCGACCTACGAAATTCAATACTTGGGCAACAAGCATTAAAAGACCTCAAGAAAGGCATAGCCCCCTGTAGCGAATTGGGGTTAGTCAAGAAATATGGGTTAACCCGATACATGGCTGGTTTAGTCATGCGTAAATATGAGGCATCACGCAATGGCTAAAGCAAATCCCGCATTGGCAAAAATCCATATTGCAAAAAAAGAACTTGGTTTAGACGACGACACTTACCGAGCCATGCTTTTTGGACTAACTGGCAAACGCTCAGCGAAAGACCTTACCCCAGCGGAATCTGTGCGCGTGCTGAAACACATGAGCGCATCAGGAGCAAAGGTCACACCGTTTATTGGCAAACCACCTGCCCGACGCACACGCAAAAAAGGCCAAAAAATCCAAGACCCAATGCTGCGCAAAATCTGGGCAATGTGGTTAGACATGCACAATCGTGGTGTCGTGCGTGAACGTGGTGAAAAGGCGTTGATGGCATGGATTAAAGAGCATCAAGGCATTCAACGTGATGCACTAGCGTGGTTGAATCAAGCGGAAAAAGGGGCGGTCATCAATTGCCTACGCGAATGGCAAAAACGAAATGGCATCGTCCACTAAGCCAAAGATGCTTTACTTACGGTTAAGACAAACGAGATGAGATGTGGAGGTTTAGGGATGATGATGCAACCAGAAATTACCCAATGGTGTAAAAGCTATGGCGATCATGAATTTGAAGAAAAAGTGATTATTCACCAGCTATTACCAGCCGACGATTGGTGGGTTTTATTTAAATGGCCTGAAGATGAAGGCGGATTAACTGAAATACCTGTAATTGGCTTTGCTCACTATACCGTTCATTTTCAACATATTGAGCAAGATGGAATCGGCCTTTATTCCGGTATTGCTCCTGTGGTTCAAAGCTGGGTAGATGGTGATATTGGGCGAAAAATATGTGTTTTAACAACAAACGCATATAGCTATCAAGGTGCCGTAAGCTTGTACAAAGGACGCGGACAATATGAACATCTTTTAGATATAGCCGACCATCTCTAGCAGTGCGTAACGGTAAGCCTACCGCTAAAAAAAAGCTTTGCTGGTATGTCCGGCGACAAATAAATGGTTTGTATTGTGTGTATTGGAGTGCTGATTTCCATAACCCAATACAAACCGATATGGAAAGAGTCGCAGCGATTGCGTTGCGGGATTTGAAGAATGAAGCATTAGAGCAACAGAGGGCATAGTCATGAGTGACGATGGGGTTATCAAGCTAGACAATGTTATCCCATTTCAACAACCAACAATCACTTTAAGCATTAAAGCAACATCGCAAAAACCGTTATGCCGCCACAACAAGGTTGAATTAGATAGCGATTTCAGAATGATTCGATGCAAACAGTGTGGTGGTCAGATTGAGCCGTTTGATTGGATAAAACAGTATGCAAACCGCGAACGCAACCTTAAATGGGAGTTTGAAAATTTGCAAGAAAAGCAAAAACGACTTACTGCGAGCATAAAAGAGTTAAACGCTGAAGAAAAACGGTTAAGAGCTAGAGTTAGCCGATTGAAGAGGAAACCAGAATGATCACAATGGAACTGAGCGAACAAGAGGCCAAGCTGGTAAAAAAACATCGTGCTGAAGTGCAGAGACTTAAACAAGAAAAAGAGGATATGGTGTTTTTGCTAAGTCTCGCCACTGATTATGCACGCTTTTTGGTAGATGAAGCATGCTTTGCTGAATATTGTGATTTTATAGATTTGTTCGGCGACAGACTGAATGAGTATAAAGGTAATTTGCCATCAGATGCTTTATTTAGCTTGACCACAAATATTATTATCTATTCAAGAGATATGGTAAAAGGCCATACAGAATAACCATGCAAAACGTAGACACCGACACGCTCCCACACAGCATCGAAGCCGAACAAGCCGTACTTGGCGGAATTTTACTAAACAATGACGCATGGGAAATCGTCACAGAACACTTAGTAGAACGGATGTTTTATCGACGCGAACATCAGCAAATCTTTAATGCGATGCACCGCTTGTTCCGAGTTCAAAAAGAATGTGACATGATTACCGTAGCGGATGAACTTGGCGACGAACTGGAAACTGTCGGTGTCAACGCATTGGCTTACCTCTCACGATTAGTTGAAAACACCCCCAGTGCCGCCAATGCAGGCGCTTATGCTGAGATTGTGAGAAATCGCGCACGATTACGCGCATTAGTGAACATCTCACAAAACTTAATCAGCAAAGCAATGGATAAAACTGCGGACGCTGACGGTGTTGTCGAACTGGCTGAACGCTCTATTTTTGCCCTGAATGCACAAGCCAGCGGCAAAAACGGCTTGCGTACCTTAAACGATGTCATGGCAAGTGCCATCAATCGGCTTGACGAACTGTTTCAATCTGGCAAATCCATCACAGGTGTCAGCACCGGATTTGCAGATTTAGACAAGCAAACATCAGGCTTGCAAAACACTGACTTAATCATTATTGCTGGTCGTCCCTCAATGGGTAAAACATCCTTTGCCATGAATATTGCTGAACACGCGGCGATTAAAGACGGCTTACCCGTAGCAGTATTTAGCATGGAAATGAGCAGCGAACAATTAGCCATGCGCTTGATTTCTTCACTAGGGCGTGTGAATTCTCAACGAGTCAACACCGGACAACTCTCTGATGAAGAATGGCCTCAAGTTTCGCAAGTGGTTGCAAGCATCGACAATGCGCCGTTATTCATTGACGATTCCCCTGCACTATCGCCTTCAGAAGTCCGCTCACGCTGTCTGCGCTTAGTACGAGAACATGGGCAATTAGGCTTGATTGTGATCGACTATTTGCAATTAATGCAGATAGAAAGCGGCTCAGATAACCGAACAGGTGAAATCTCCGAAATCTCACGCGCCTTGAAAGCCCTTGCAAAAGAGTTAAAAACCCCTGTTGTTGCATTATCCCAATTGAACCGAAGCTTGGAACAACGTCAAAACAAGCGCCCTGTGATGTCTGATTTACGCGAATCAGGTGCTATTGAACAAGATGCCGATGTCATTATGTTTGTCTATCGGGATGAGGTTTATAATGAAGATAGTGAAGACAGGGGCATGGCAGAAATCATCATTTCAAAACAGCGTAACGGCCCGATAGGCACTGTCAAACTGTCCTTTCTGAAAGAATATACACGCTTTGAAAATTTAGCATGGGATGTGCAGTAGGCTATAATCAAAAATTCCAAAAGCGCATTCTTAACGCTAGCGCAACGTCATCAAAATGAAGGGATAAGCGATGACTGTAAAAACCGTAGAAGTGACACCTGAAAAAGTGGATATGACAAAAGCTGCTAGCACACTCGTTGAGATGTATGATGTGCTGTATGCTGCTGCGTTGCGTGAGAAAATCGACAAAGATACTGCCCATCGACTGGTCAAAACTCAGATATTTGATTATATTCGCTTGCGTGGTGCCTCTACGTTCTATCTGCCGGGGCTATCCAAATTAGAAAACGCATTGCGTGACACCAAAATTTATAAAGAGTTTAATGGTCGGAACTTTGACGAGCTACGCCTTAAATATCGTTTAAGCGACAAATGGTTGCGCAAAATCTTAAAAGAGCAACGTGAATTACGCATCAAAGAATTGCAGCCCTCACTCTTTTAAAAAGAATTAATTCCATCACTTCCCCCTCTCTCCTCTCCCTAAACTGGCCTCTACTTCTCTAAAGATTTCTTCTCACTAACAGAAGAGGCT